ACGGAGTTCAAGCACCAGCTTTAACATTGCATGGTGTAGATAATGTAACATCTGACTCAGGATATTATTATAGATTTGATCAATCTGATAGCAGTAATAGTGGACACCCCCTAGCATTTTATTTAGATGCAGACAAAAGTACTGCATATACCACAGGTGTTACAGATTCTACACAATTAGGAAGCCCTATTTCTCCCGGAAGCAGTGGAGCATATACACAGATATATGTAAATGAAGACACACCAAATATATTGTACTATCAATGTACTCAACATGCTTACATGGGCAACCATGCAATTGTTCTTGGTTCTAATAAAATTAATCACACTGAAGCCTTACTTAGTTTTCCAACAACAACAGGTACATTAGTTGGCACAGGAGATACTGGATCAGTTTCAAATACAATGTTGGCAGGTAGTATTGCTAATGATAAATTAGCAGGTAGCATTGCAAATGCTAAACTAGCTAACTCTAGCATAACTGTAGCAGATGGTTCTAGTTCAACTGCTGTAGCGTTAGGTGGAACAATTACATTTGCTGGAACAAGTAATGAAGTTGAGGTTGGAGAAAGTTCAGGAACAATAACAGTTGGACTACCTGATAATGTAACTATAGCAGGTAATCTTACAGTTAATGGTACTACAACTACAATAGATACAACTAACACACTCGTCAAAGATAGCTTACTAGGTCTAAACAATGGTGCATCTTCTAACTCTAATGATAGTGGTATCATTATAGAAAGAGGTTCTACAGGTAACGATGCTTTATTAATATGGGATGAGTCTGCTGACAAGTGGGCTTTGGGTACAACTACAAGTAATGCTAGTAGTACAGGCAACCTTAACATGACAACAGGTACGTTGGTTGCTAACATAGAAGGTGACGTAACAGGTAATGCAGATACAGCAACTACTGCTACAAATGCTACTCATGTTACAGTAACAGATAATGAAAGTACGTCTGAAACAAATTTAATAACTTTTGTTGAAAATGCTCAAAGTGGAACAGGCAATCATGGTTTGGAAATGGACGGTAATTTATCCTATGGGCCTTCTGATGGAAGATTCTCTGCTCCAATATTACAATCTCTTAATGCTAATCTACAATCAAATTTAATTTTTACAAATACAAGTGGTCAATTATGTTTTGGAATGGATGGAAGCACTTCTAATGTAGTGCTTGTATTAGACGATGAAGATGGACAACCAATATTTACTTTTTCAGAAGAAGGTGGAACAGCTATTTTAGATGGTGGAGATACAGATGTTACCTCACATAAACCATTCATAGCAAACAGCACAATAACAGCATCTGGTAGAATAATAGTAGATGATACAACAGATGCTACAAGCACAACAGATGGTTCGCTACAAACTGATGGTGGATTATCTGTAGCTAAAAATGCTATAATTGGTGTTGATCTGAAAGTTGGAGATGATCTTGTTCTTAATTCTGATGCAGGTCGTATATTTTTCGGTTCTGACCTTGAAGTTGTTTTAACTCATGTTCACAATACTGGTTTAAAATTAAACAGTTCAAAACAATTACAGTTTGGTGATGATGGCACATATATCCATCAATCAGCAGATGGTGTTTTAGATTTAGTATCTGATACAGAAATAGAACTTAATGCTACAACAGTAGATATTAATGGTGCTGTTGATATAAGTGGAAACACAGATGTAGCTGGTACTCTTACTTCTACAGGCAACTTTGATGTAAATACAAACAAATTTACTGTTAATGCATCAAGTGGAAATACAGCAGTTGCTGGCACATTAACTGTAGGTGGTGATAATGTGTTAACATCATCAACAGGAGCAACAAAAGGCTTTGCTACAGCTATGGCGATTGCATTGTAAATAGGGGAATAATATGGCACAAGATTTTGAACGAACATTAACGCAAAATATAGATGCAAGTTTAGTGGACATAAGAGCAGAATCAAACTCTGATGATGCGATTGTAGGTATTCGTTTAGCAAATATAACAACATCTCAAATAGAAGTTGATGTTGCAATTACGAATAGTGGTGATACTGTACAAGCATATATAATTAAAAACGCACCAATACCTGCTGGGTCATCCTTAGAATTGATAGATGGTGGTAGTAAAATAGTATTGCAATCAGGCGACAAATTAAGAGCTAAATCAAACGCAACAAATTCACTAGATGTTGTTGTATCAGCCGTTGATGCAATCAGTACATAGGATAATACATGGTATACATAGGTAATAGTTCAGCAGCAAACTTTGCATCAGTCACTAAGGATACATTTAGTGGCAATGCTAGTACAACTGCTTTTACTTTATCTAAAACAGCAACCACAAATGGTGTAGCAGTTTATGTTGAGAACGTAAGACAGATACCAACAACAGCATATACAGTTAGTGGTACAACATTAGACTTTGGTTCAGGTAACGCACCTCCAACTGGCACGAATAACATTTATGTAATGCACCACAATACACCAGTAAGTACAGCGACACATCCTGCGTCACAGGCTTTGACTGCTACAAGTGGTACGTTCACAAGTGATGTAACTGGCACAACAGCAACATTTAATAAAGCAAGTTCTGGAGATGTTTTAGATTTAAAATTAAGTGGAACTTCAATAGGTAATATTGGAGTTATATCTGACAGAGTTTATCTAACTGCTGAAGGAAGTCATGGTGTTTATTTAGATGCAAGTGCCGATAACTTTTGTCCAAGTTCTACTACAGGAACTGATAATGATGGAAATATAGATTTAGGTGCTAGTTTTGCTAGATGGAAAGATGGTTATTTTAGTGGTGGAGTTCACCTTGGTGGTACTGGTTCAGCTAATAAATTAGAGGACTATGAAGAAGGTACTTTTACTCCAGCATTTACTAACTTTTCTGGTAGTGCTACATTTAGTAATGCTGTCTATGTAAAGATTGGACAAATGGTATTCTATACTCTTCATATAACTGGCAAAAGTAACACAAGTGATGGTGACCAAATAACAATTAGTGGGTTTCCATTTTCTGCATTAGGAGAACACCCAGCTAGTATTGGTACAAATTCAAGTAGTTCTACTCCATTAGGACATGGAATGATTAATACGGCAGAGTATCTGTATCTTTATACTCAAACTGGTGGAGCATATACCTATGATAATTTGGCTCACACAAGTGGATATATAAGAGTACAAGGTGCTTACAGAACAGCTTAACGGAGAAAATATGGCACAAGGCGATATAACAAAAGAAATAGAGTATGATAAAATTGAGGTAGTTAATACATGGGCAATACAAGTCCGTAAAGCTACAAAGATTATGGAAGAACAGGCTGATGGTTCAAAGAAAGAACTAACTCGTTCATTTCATCGTCACGTTGTGAACCCATTTAATTCAATTGCTAACATAGACAGTGATGGAAAAATTACAGGGTGGACACATACAGCTACAGATATAAGTGGTGAAGACGCTTCTGTACAAGCTATTGCAAATGCAGCTTGGACTGATACAGTTAAAAATAATTACAAAGCATACAGAGAAAGTCAGAGTAGTTAATATGCCATACATAGGAAAAACAACAGACGGATTTGGAGTACGAAATAGGTTCGTATATCTAGCATCAAGTGGTGACACATCCGTAAGTGGAGCAGATGCCAATGGAGCAACTCTAACATTTACAGATGGTGCATACGTTGACGTATATCTCAATGGTGTTCTACTAAAACCAACAACAGACTACAACACAAGCACTGCTAACACGATAGCAGGTCTATCAGCAC